CTTCTCGCATGTATAAAATAATATTATTAAAATATAATAATGATAGTATTAGTTTTAATCCTAATCATACTTGTATATTTAATAATCAATAAAAAAAGTAATATCCATGAGAATAATATATACGATAACTATTATTAAACTTGCTTATTTTTTCAAGTTTGTTGAATGACATTAATGAATTCTGCTTTTAAACTATCTTTATAATCAACATCTAGACTATTAGGAAGTTTTCTTATACCACCATATTTTTTAATGACTTTCTGCCTAATATGATTGGGAAATCGAAAGGAAATATCTTCGTAAATTTTATCATAGTCGTTTATAATATTTTCTATAATGGTTTTATCAATATCCTTGCCAATATTCTTATTAATTATGCTTTCTATTAGATGATTTAATTTAGTAAATTTTATTCTTGAATTATGGAATGAATTTATTCTATCATTTAACCTATAAGAATTCACTAATGCTAATATAATAGTATTCATTCCATTAACAGAAATATTAATTTTCTTTAAAATTTCATCATTAATCTCACTTGAATTAAGGATAGTTAAAATAGAACTACCAAGAATGGTAGGAAGTAATGAAATATTATAAATAGTTGAATAATAATTATATGACAACTCACATAAAATAGATGTGATATAGCATTTATCACTGTAATCCTTTAAAATTTCCATTTTATCTTCTTATATTAAGATTAGAAAATGGATAATAGTGTAGTTCAAGCTATCTTATTCAGGAAAGTTGATTGGAACTTACCGAATTCTTTGAAATGGTTAGAAAATCACCACTTCAAACCAAAAAAAGTAGATGTAACGGATAACTGGTATAGATATAGATTATTAGAACCATTAGACCTAAAAAATCAAGGTTATACACATTATAAAAATCATTTTATAGATGATGAATCAATTATTCTAGTTTTAGCATATAAATAGTTTCATTTCTTTTTGAATTTTCTTATCATTTCAGTCTCATTATTTTCTTATCAATCCTGTCTCGATGTCACAAACAAATTCGTCACTATAAAAGATAAAAACGAGAACATCGATAGGAACTTGTGTATTATTGGTAAAACTTACATTGATATTACGAGGAACATTCTTATCAGTTATAGCAGAACGTTCAATATTTACGAAATAATAGCGGAACATTTCCCACCAAGTTTGGTTATATAACATAACCCACATGAAATTCCAAAGTCACTACTTGTGAGTGCTTCTGCTAGATTGACCTGTTCAACGAAATTTTCAAAAGTATAATAAAGAGTGGATTGTAATTGATTTACACCACCCACGCTAACTTGTAAATTAATAAGAGAGATTGGATGGCCAGTTGCTGGACAAGTGTCAAAAGGATTTTTCCAAGCAAAATCAGCTAAACCTGCTTGTTGAGAAGATACATAAGGACATATTAGAATACCTGTTGGATGAATAATACCACTATTAATAAGTTGATTGAAATTACCACCACCAGTAATATTATTATATTGGTTAGTAAGAATGGTTCTATATACTACTTTTTTATTGCGATTTTCATTAATATAGGTGAGTGCTTTGGTTGGTTCTAATGCTATTTGAGAATAATACATACGACAACAGGGAAGAGGATGAGAAGCACCAGAAGAAGCAAGATTGATAGAAGCAAACGAAGTTGTAGGAGGTTTAGAAATATAGAGACCAGCAACGATATTGGTAGTACTAGCACCTGGAATACCTCCGTTCAAACTCGTATCTGCTAAATGATTAATAGTGAAAGGACATGTATTAGTGAAAGTATTATTAGCACTTGTTATAGTATAAGTTAAAGTAGTGGAATTAGGATTAGCAATAGTAGCATTAACAGTTCCAGTATTGAACCATAGGCGAATAGTACAATCAAATTTACGCACTAAACCAATATTAGCAAGACTTTCAAAAAGAGATGAAAGACGAATAACAGCATAATCATACCAAATCATATAGTTATTAAGGACTTTATAAGTTGGCTTACATTCATTTTGTAAATTAGTTTCTGTAAGAATAGTAGGTGCGATACCATTATAATTATTAGAAACATCAGTAAAACGACTTAGACGAGATTGAATAGCAGTATTAGCAACACCAGCATTTATTTGAGTTTGGAGACTTGCTCCTGTGTTTTGAAATCCAATAATATCATTATTAGTAAAACCTATACCTTGTGCTGCCGTTGCTCCACACCATTTCGCAGAACGAGGATTATCAAGACAATCACCAAACCCAAGGGTATTTCCAATAGTTGCTAAATCACTAACAGACATTTCACTTATCATTTGGAAATGTTTGGCAATATTTACGAATGATTGAGTGCTTTCAATAGTTTTTCCATTTATTTGGATGTCTGCTTGATGAATGAGGTGAATAAAATTTGTTTTGGTTGAAAGTAATTGAGCATTTCCATTTACAGGAGCAACAAGCGCAGCACCAGTTGAAAAGGCAGCAACCATAGTAACAGGAACAACCATAAATAAGTCATTAGTATTGGTGAATTTCTGTGAGTTGTATATTTGACCTAAATCAAATTGAACGAGAGATAAAGAAGTATTCGTATATACACCTCCATTAAGGTCATTAATAAATCCGTTATATTGTTTATCTGTGTATGGTGAATAATCATCTATATCTTGTGGGCGAGAAGACTTTTCAAAATCATAATTATCACTCATAATTAGGTTTCTAATACTAATGAAGAAAAAATATTTTTATAAGATTATAATAAGAAGAAGTTTAATTATGACTTTTTGGGATAAAGTTATAAATCAAAATAAAATGGATAGTTCTCTTATAAGTGAATTGAGTGATTTGTCTTATAAATCAATTGGAGGGAAGCGACAAGAACCACGAAGTGCGAAAGAAAATATTGTAAATATTGGAACTATACCATTTGAAGCAACAATAACTCCTGATAGAATAACAAAAGAGATGATTATGGATTATCAAAAAAATAAAGATAGAGGTTATATAGACCCTTTAACGAATGTTGAATATAAATATGTTCCAACAGGAATGAATTTAGATGTTGCTGATTTATTACCAAAATATATAAATGATGTAAATTTAGGAAGACCTCCTACCAGAGATGATTTGAAAAACTACCGAATTCAAAGAGGAAGATTAATAAATGATTTACGATTAGAAAGGGATAATTTAAAAAAAGTAATAGAACAAATTAAAGTGAGTGAAGAACTTATAAATTTTGGTAAAAGAAAACCATACAAAAAACATGGAACAGTTCAATACCAACCATTAACTCCAACTGAAAGAACAGCAGAGGAAGGAAAATTAGCAACAAACCAGACAGCAAAAATGATGATAGAACAAGAAATAATAAGACTTGAAGCAGAAATAGAACAAGCAAGATTAGATGCCGAAGAAGCTTCTAAATTGATTGAAGAAAATAAGGCAATAGAAATTCAACAAGCAAAAGACAATAGGGAAAATCTAATAAAATATCAAGAAGAATTGAAGGTTATAAATACTGGACGAATGAACTTCCTTGAAAGAGAACCAAATGAAAGCGAAGCTGATTTCTTAACAAGAATGAAAAATATAGAAATGGAAAGATATGACGTTAATTTAAATAAAGAGAAAGCAAAATTAGAGCAAGTTGTAAAACTAAAAATGAACCTCAAAAATATTATTCGTAAAGATGACATTATTGAAAATATAGTCAAGTCTTTTACAGGAGACCAAATATTCTTAATCAATAAAAATTTTGCTGGAATTCAACAACACTTTTTAGATAGTTTTGGTTTTGATAATCCCAATTTAACTACAAATGATATAGTGGATGAAATTGTTAATATTTTAGATAAAATTCTTAATCCTCCAATGGCTTATGAAATTCAAAGTGAGACTATTCCAACAGTTCCAGCAAAAAATATTCATAGAATAACTGTTAAAGATAGTTCTGGAACTGATATCCCTACTGATTTTGAAGCAGGAGTAGATGGAAATACTTTTGTAATTGATAATACAACAACGAAAAAACATGTATATTTTAAGATAGGACAGAAAAATAAAAATGTTGTCTTCTATTCTACTACATTAAATTCACAAGGTTCATTTATGGCAGTACGAGAACGAGCACCACCACGTGATGAAACTTTAAATTATCTATTATTTGAATATTTAGGAATAGATAAAAAAGTTTTAGATAAGATATTTAAAGGACATCAAAACATAAATGGAATTTATGAAGTTTTGGAAACTGATTATGGACTACAACCCATAACAGATATTAAAACTTATAAATTACAAACTAGAAAAGTATTTGGTTGGGGTATTTCTCATCCTGACGAAGAAATTCCTACATATGCTAAATTTGGAAATCTTGTAATACTTCTAAATAAACTTTTCTATAAAAATATTTTGAGTTTAAAGACCAAAACAGGTCATACAATAGATGGATTAAAGAATACCAAAGTAAGTGATACATTAGTCGAGATTATAATGAGGATGTATAGAGATGAAAATGTGGATGGTCTTATTAAGAACTTAAATTCAAATGAAACAAACCTATATAATTCTATCTTATATATGGCAGGATTACATAAGAAATTTAAATCAAAACATAATGAGACATTAGAAGAACTTAAAGAAAGATTTAAAATTTGTGAGGGTGAAATATTATCTGGTAATAATAATCCAGAGGTATTGAAAGAATTGAAAGAAATTCTTTTAAAACTTCACCATTTAAACGCAATATCAATCCATGCCATAAGAAAATATCTCAAACAATTTAATTAAAATCTTATATTTAAATAGAACATTAAAAGGGAAATGTATCATGAAGTAGGAATTCATAAGTTAAGTGAAAATCAACTTTCTAAATTACGAAACGGGCATCCCGTAAGAGTAAAATTAGGAAATCACCATAAAATTCATTTAAGCGTTCAGCAACTCAAAAAACTACATAAAGCAAGTCAAAAAGGTTCTGCTTCAACTATAACTTTTGACCCTTATCAAATGGAAGCACATGGAAGCGGAATATTTGGTGATATAGCAAGAAAAGCAAAAGCATTCGTTCAAAAATATCATTTACAAGATGTAGTAAATCCAGTTATTCATAAAGCAAAACGACTAGGGCATCACGCCGTTAATCAAGCCTCTCATTACGCTCATTCTCAACTTAATAGACTACAACCGATAGAAGGAAGTGGAATGAAACGAGGGCGACGTAGTGGCAAAGGATTATTTGGAGGAATTTTAAGCGGAGCATCAGGACTTTCTAATTTAATAGGCGGGCCCGGAAGTGATGAGGCGAGCAAGGTTTTAGGAACAATTGGAGGAATTGCTAATACTCTTGGTTTAGGTGTTGTTAGAAAACATCATACTCCACATACAAGAAAAAGACGCACAACAAAAGGAAAAGGATTTGTAGAAGATTTAGGTGCTATTGCTAAATCAGCAGGAAAAGAAATGGCAAATAAAGGTATTGAATTTGGGGCAGATTATTTAAAAAATAAAGTTAGTGGAATGGGAACTAAACGCTTCGCACCAAATCGTAGAATTGTAGGCAGAAAATCAGCACATAAAAAAACTTTTGGAGGTAGTGGATGTGGTGGCGCTTTATATCCAAGTGGTGTTTATGAAGGCACGTCGCTTTTCCCAGCATAATTAAGATAAAATAATTTTTTGTTTTTATTTATTAAAGAATGGTTTCTCGTAGAAATGCTTTAAGTAATTTTGATATTATGAAAATGATTGAAAATCAGGGAGTAGATGATTTTAGAATGGTTTGTATGAAAGACCAATTACCAGATAAATTAGAACGAGGTTCTTATATCGTTAATTTAGCAAGTAGTGTTGATAAAAAAGGTACTCATTGGGTCTGTTTTTATTATACTCCTACCTTCTCTTATTTTTTCGATAGTTTTGGCTTTATACCAGCATTAGAAATACAAAATAAAATAACTCCTTATATGTATAATGACATGGAAATTCAAAATATAGATAGCACAGCATGCGGTTATTATTGCGTTGCTTTGGTTTTATATCTTAATAAAAAAATAAATATTGAAAAATCATTTATGGAATTTATCCATTTATTCGGTAAAGATACAGAAAGAAATGAAGCTATTTTACATCAAATTTTATATTAATTGCCTTGATTTTCATCCAATTTTAAAAAATTAAGAAATCCTTCTCTATATCTATGTTTTGGTTCTCTTGATTTTAAATCAATAACCATAAAACCTAATGGTTTTTCAATACAGAGTTGATATGCCTTTCGCATTATATCTTTATTTATACAATAGGGATTATGATTTCTTATAATATTATCAATTGAACGACTATCATTTATTTTATATAAGATGAAATAATGAATATTACGAGTAATAATCTTATCAATTGCCACATATTCTTGCGACATTAGAAAAATTGTGAAACCATATTTTCGTCCTGAAATTAAATAAGGATGTATTTTTTTCATTTCTTTCTTGCTTAATGCTAAGAAGTCATCAAAAACTAATAATTTAGGTTTGTCCTTTTGGTCATCATCAAAATCACTTAAAGGAGGCAATTCGTCTATTGAATTTATGAATTCTACATCAGGACATTTGTTAGCGAGAAATTTGTATAAAGGTTCATCAAGAGTTGAGAAACTAACTATTATTATTTTATGGAATTCACCAGAACTCCTCGATATATAATCTATTAAAGAATTCGTTTTCCCGCTCCCAGTTTGACCTACACATAATATCATAGAATTATGATGAATACAATGGTTCTTAAAATTCTTAGGTAGTTTTTTCTTTTTATTTTCATTTGGAATTTTCTCATACCAATTCACAACGTCCGCCATTTGTTTCTTATAATATATATTATAAAATATTTAGGTCATTAAAAAGGAAATGAAGGAAAATCTGGAAATGGTATATTATTACTTGAACTAAAATTAATTACTTGGTCTAAATCCATATAATTTCTTAATTGTTGCCTATATTGTTTAACTAATTCTAAATTGCTTGATGAAATAGGATAATCAGGTAGTAAATATTTATCACTTTCTTTTAATAATTGATTTCTTTGGTCTCGTTTAAACATTATGACTATAAAATCATCATTAATCATATTTCCTAATATATTAATTATATTTTAATTAACCTAAAATTTTAACATATATATTAGCATTATAAGTAGCATTTGGGGAAGATACTTGAATATATGTTCTACCATTAGCAGTATATGGGGCAATTTGTATATTATACCCAATATCAGCATAGTTATTAAAAATACTTGGACTACCACATACAATTCTTCCCTGCCAATAAAAATGACCCGAACAATTAATATTTACAAATAAGTATGTAAATCCTAATTGACTATTATACTCAGTTATATCTATTAACCAAGCTGTATTCCCATATGGAGAACCAGTAAGAGTATATGGAGCAATAACAATAGTTCTCATTATAATATTTTGATAAGTAGTTGTATAAAATGTATTAGCTATTAATGGAACGTTTAATGAAATATTTGTCGTATTCATAGAAGCTATTAAAGTATATCCAACACCAGTTAATGATGATAATGAATAAAAATTAAATGAATTATCATCTCGCAATGTAAAACCAATATGTGCTCTATTTCCATTAATTGTTATCGCATTTTGATATATTGTATTTCCATAATCATTACCATTTATTCGTAATCCAGATGTAGTGCCACCAGCAAATATATAACCAGATGATATTATCATTCCATTAACATCTAATGCTTGTTGCGGGTTATTGTTTCCAATACCAACATTTCCATTTGCTAAAACAGTTATAGAACCACCAATACCCATAGTTAATCTTGTATTTCCATCTGTTGCTATGGCATCAATACATGGATATGTTATACCTCCCTGATTTGGCATTAATCGCAATATAGGATTAGTTGAATTTTGAGTTAAATTGGCACTATCTGCTAACCATAATTGTCTATTTGCTAATGTATTAACACCACATAATAAAGCAATACCACCAGTAGTTAAACCAGTATTATTATAAAATTGCTGACCTGATAATATAATTCTTGGCTGTAATTGTGTAGTTGAATATAATTCTAATAAAGAATTAGGATTATTAGTTCCAATCCCAACATTACCAGAACTCAAAAAAGTTATAACATTAGTATCAGTTGCGTAATTATCATATGCTAATGCTAAATCCAATCTTGTTCTTGAACTTACACCACTATTTTCATATCTACATATTTTAAATGTTGCTCGAGCTCCATATGCTACATTCCCAACACCTTGCCTACATAAATTCAAAACCTCTTTTGTATCATTTAAAGTAGTTCCTGTTGTTGTTTGATTAGTTATTGTTAGTGGTGCTAATGAGTGGTCGTAAGTCCAACGATCACTAACTTGATTTAATATTGTTAAT